ATCTAATATACACGAAAAAGGGGGGTATGAAACCCCCCTTGTGACACTTATTGAACTGTCTCAATCAGTCCTCATAAACTTTACATTCGGGTTCTGATGGGTTAGAATCACAATAAAGTTCAAGTGCGGTGGGGTCATGATGATCACCTGCTTCAATTTCTTTCTGATGATGCTCTACATAATCTTCTAATTCATGTAGCTCACCTTCAATGTGACGACGTTGATTAGGAGAAGTTAGAGGATTGTCAAGGATCTGTTTATCCACCTCAATATGCTGCTCGATTGTGTCCATGCGAAGTTTTGTAATTTGTTTTACTTATTTATTTTGATTAATGGTTTAAAGTGCTACATTTGCACTATTCTTGAGTCTTTGAACCATAGAATCGGCAAGTGCTTCCATCCTTTCGGGATGAATTGCACGAATGTCTGCCTCTTTTAGAGCAATTTTCATGCTTTTCTTCTCTATTTCTGTCAATTTCTTGCCATTTTGGGGAAGAGTCATAGGTGTCTTGCTTTTACTGAGATATTTTAGCGTTTCCGCACAAAATTAGTTAGTAATTTAAGATTTTCTTTGTAATTGCTTTACAAATATTGTGCTAGGTTCCTGGTGTCCATCCGTATCCACCCTCTTTACCAATCTTATCCACCTCTTGTTGTAAAGGAGAATTGAATGTTAAATGATTCTCATCATACCAAAAATTTTCCCAATTTCTTACAGATTCTGCAGATCCATCTTGTCCCGAAAAAGTAATAGTTTCTTGCTCTGGAACAGAACACTCAAAGTCATCATAATATTCTGGCAGAGGTGTCAATTCACCTCTCAAAAGTTCTAAAAGTTTCTTACTATGTTTATAGCATGTTTCATGATAGTCTCTTTTCTCCCTGACAGATCTTACAATTGTTTCATACACTTGTTGTGGAGTATGTGAAGACTCTAATGATTCTTTCACCCAATCGGATAACATATTCAGTGAGTAATCTTCATGCTCATTAAATGGTTTCATCTAGATTATCTTTGACTAGGGTCTCTATCATAGTACTAATTTCTTTACTTGTCAAGTTATTCAAAAAATTCCATTTGGGATCATCATTATCCCATTCTATAGTGAATGTGCCATCTTCATTCTGTTCTACTTTCAGACTGTCTTCCATTTTTCTTTAATTGCTTTCTAATCATTTTAGCATATAAAACCTCCTCTGCTGTATACCAGTTAGGATGTTTCTTAAATCTTTTGATAATTTTTTTTGATGCTTTTTTGTCGGATAAATCCACTTTAAGTTTTATTTGGATGTTTTAAGTATTTAACAACGTTGCATTAAAAAACCCTCTTGCGAGGGTTAATCTTATTAAATTCTCTGAATAATCAAGGCGGGTGTAGATAAACTAACATTTTTACCTCTAACTGACTGTGTGTAAACTTAAGCTAGAACCTCCCGACAGATTCTTTTACAGATTGACTGATTATTGTCACATTCTACCAGACATTCATAATACTCGTTGATCAAATTATCAGAAATTTCAGACTTGTTTTCATCCAGTTTAAAACCTGCTAATTGATTAAACGATATTAGATTGTGCATGATGAACCTCCATGTATTAGATAAGTAAAAGACATAATATAAAAATTTTCAGATCATCGTTCCTCCGAAGTTCTCCCTAATATTTATCACGAATTGCTGACATTTGCAAGTTTCTGAAATAAAAATTTATGCCTAGGATGATGTACTTACTGTCATATAGTCTTGAGAACTTCTTGTTGTTTGAGGTAAAGTTTCATATAACATTTACACATATCTCTCAGTTCATCAGGAGTTAAACCATCAAGATCGCGAGACATCTTTTCATAGGTAAATTGTCTGCTTGTGGTATTTAAAGTAATTTCTTCAGGATCCATAACTTTAACTATAGTTCTTTATTAGTTATATTATTGCCATCTCTTTGTTTTGAGATAATCTAAAACATCATTGCGAACATCCATCAGTTCATGATAACATTTTTGATTACGAGCACAATCACGAAGAGATGCATCAGGTTTAATTACGGATTCAATAAAGATATCAAGTCCACGATTCCACTTTTCCTGTTTGCTTTCGCAATCTTCAATGCTGTTTTGATCCTTCATCGTTTTTTCTTCATATTTTTTTCTATGTATGAAACAGCAGATGGATAATTTTTTGAAGTGTGAACAATTGATCCGTTGTTGATAATCACAAACTTTTTTGATTTTGCAAGTGGAACAGCTGCCCACATACCATCCTTGGTTACATAACCACTCGGATATCCAACTTTGCTTTCTAAAATGTCCTTATTGGGACAAGTATAGAACTTTCGGTAATCTTTTGATTCACTCATTAGAAGACGGCAGTAACACTTACAACTGTTGCCGTAGGATTACGTGCAAGTGCAGTTTTTCTTGCTTCTTCATAGTTCCGTGCGATGACAATCTCATCAAAGACGGTGCCAGACACATAGAGTTGAACTTTGCACTTCATGGGATGTTCCCCTGATTACTTTTGTATTATAGCAGAGTGGAGCAGGGTTCTACTCCTGGTGTGACAGTTCTACTTCCGGACCACTGAGATAGCAGGTTCGCCCTGCTCAAATACGGTGTCAACCACTGCCTGAACGCTCTTAGCAGTGCTGATTCCCACCTTATCAAAGACTGGCACGCAGACCAGTCCAAAGGTCTTCTCAGCACCACCCAGACGGATCACACGACCGATAGACTGACTGATTCCAATGTAGTTCATGTTCCGCATGAATAGGACTGCCTCCAGTCCCTTGACATTGATGCCTTCAGACAGAATAGAGTGGTGCATGACAACAAAACGAGTATCATCCTGACCCCAAGTATTCAAGGTCTTGAAGAATTCCTCACGGGAAACTTTCTTACCATTGATGATTGCACCGGTCTTAGATGTAATATACATCCAGTTGTATCCACGCTCATGTAATTGCTGACAAAAATCAGACTGACTTACCATACGCAGAATCTGCTTGGTAGAACGTGCTGCAATCAGAATCTTATTGAGTGAGTTTGCATCAATCGTATTCAACAGATTCTTATCATCAGATAGTTTGAAATCACCCTGAGGTAGTTGATGAACCACAACCTTAGGAGGAAGGATATAACCTTCTTTGACAAGTTGAGGTGCAGGAACATTACAAATGACCTGACCATAAACCTCAGGATCATTCATTCCTGGTTTGAATACAGACAACGAGTGCTTAGGAGTCGCAGTGAAGAAATAGCAACGATCAGAATCGCTACTGAAGAACTCAGTTGCAGGAAAGAAATTACGTTGAACAGAGTTATGTGCCTCATCAAAGTAAATTGTATTCACTTCAATGTCTGCCTCTACAAGACGATGTAGTGAGTGATATGTGGTGAAGATGATGACATTCTCACCGGCAGTCCGTGCAGTATTGGCAAACAAGTGAATCGTGTCTGCTTTGGTAGTGCTGAAATACTCAACATCACCACTATGAACCTGCATCACATGAGTGTGATTAGTATCAATCACTTCAAGAAACTCTTTACAGAGTTGCTCTGCCAGAAGAATACGAGGTGCTACAACAACAATAGTAGAACCATTATCAATATACTTTTGATTCTCAATAATATCATGTATCATACACATGGTCTTGCCACCACCCGTAGGGATGATGACCTGACCCTTGTCATATGCCAGCATTGCATTCAGTGCTTTCTTCTGATGTGGGCGAAGGGTGACCAAGTGCTGTCCTGTTTGGTATGAATATATTATAGCAGAAAACCACCCCGATTAGGAGGTGGTGTGACAGTTTTGCAACCGGTTTCTATAGTGTCTTAGAGCTTCCTCTTCAACCCGGACAAAGGTAGTCTATAGGGTTTTCATGATTCTGTCAAGCTATTACGTTGAACTTGTTACTGCCTCCCATGCAGAACCATTCCAGAAGTTAAGTTTGTTTGTGGTTGTGTTATACATGATTGCACCTTTGGGAAGGTTTCCATAACCACTCATTAAGTTTCTCTTGGTGCTATTGAATGTGGGAATTGCAAGTGAATCATATCCAGATTGGTTTTGTGTTAATGTTGCAACACCACAGAATACTGTGCCACCTGTACTAACATTAAGTCTTCTGGATTCATTGTTATAAACGACTGAACCACCAGGAACACCATCAGGTGCAAGAAGTTTCTTGGCAATTGCTGTTCCAAATCCAGATTGAACTGGATTTACATTTTGATTACCACCAGCATTTGAGGACCAGAGGTTAGCAACGATGTCTAATTCTTCATTATTAAGTGAAGGCATAACGACATAACTGTTCATCGTGGTGCTTGCCATACCAACATCAAGAACAGATCTTGCAAAGTAAGTATTGATTCCGATTCTAGTCAGATATTTTTTATCGCCTGCATCAGTGGGAACTAGTCCTTGATTAGTTGCTCCATATCCTGCCGCAATAATAGGAGCAGTGGGAACAAATAATCCACTTCCACCAAACATGACAAAACCATTTTGTGTTTGGAAATTTCCATTTGCAAAATCAGGAACAGTTTGTCCTAATGCAGATGGAATTGTTCTTGGATCAGATATTAATGAACCATCAGTACTAGTGGCAATTCCAAGTTGTGTTGCAGAAATAATTTTTCCAAATGCATAAGAATCTCCAAAAATTGCAGACTCAAAAGCGCCTTCAGATGGGAATCCATCAACACTATCTGTACCAATCCCTAACTTTCCACCAACAAAAGTATTTCCTAAGAATGTTCCGATGCCACTTCCAACTTGGAAATTGCGACTAACAAGAAGATCATTGAATGTTGAAATACCACTGGTTACACTGATAACAGCACTACTAGAAATTGGTAGAGCACTACCATCACCCAGAGTGAGTTGATTAGCACCTTGTCCTACGGTAAGAATACCTGCAACCTGTCCGTAACCACTTATAAATGTATTTCCGCCGACTTCCAGTTCTCGTGTTAATGTAATACCATGACGATTAACACCTACCTTACCATCATATGTGGTCTCAAATTTAGTATTATCGTCATATCTAACCTTGAAACTTTCTGTTGTTCCGGCACCAGATCCAGAATGGAGATTGATATTAACTCCACCAAAATCGTAGTTGGAGAGACTTAGTGTTCCGGAGTTGAAACTTAAAACACCACTACTATTTCCGGTTCCTACAGATTGTCCGACACTGATT